ATTGATGCTCTTACTAAAGTAGATGATAAAGAATTCACAAATAAATGGTCTAAATTTAAATTGGATAAAAAAGAAAAATCTAATTTTATTAATTCTTGGAATGATATTGAAAAATTAGATACAACCAATTTACATAGAGAATATAATTCTCCAGTGTTTGTTGTTAAATGTAGAGATCACTTTTATAATCCCAAAATGATAGTTAATCCAATATTGAAAGACTATGATTTTGTGAAAGTATATGATCCATACACTGCATTCCAAGAAATTCAAATGTACATATCAGGAGTGCTTGCAAGTGGTGATGATGCTCCAGAAACTAAAATGAATGAAAAACAAAAAGTTAATCAACATGGATTCGATGACAAATACGGATTTAGAACACGTCCCAATAAGAAAGGAAAATAAATCCAACTTCTTTTTAGATCGTTTAACAATATTTGCAATAACAGCTATTGTTATTACAGAACTATTTCTTACGAACGGAGAAGATGCAGCCACCGCTTGGCTATACATACCATACGGAGTGTTTTACTTAATTAGAATTATATTAATTATGATTAGGGAGGCAGGAAGTTTAGAAGATTTACTTGAATCAAAAAATAAAAGATCATGAAAAGAATAACTAAAGTAAAAGAAGCAGCATATTTTGCGATTAGTAAGCATGGAAATCAAACATATGATGGATATCCGTATTATTATCACTTGGAACAAGTTGTTGATGTTCTTAAAGAATTTGAGTTTACTGAGGATAAATATATTATCAGTGGTTATCTTCATGATGTTTTAGAAGACGGTGATGCATCATATAACGACATTAAAGATTTGTTTGGTGTCGATGTTGCCGAGATAGTTTATAGTGTCTCAGATGAGCTAGGACGTAACAGGAAAGAACGTAAAGCTAAGACATATCCAAAGATTAGAGCAAACAAAGATGCTATCATTGTTAAATTAGCTGATCGTATTGCTAATCTTAGAAATTCTTTATTGAAAAAACCTCATATGGCTGAAATGTATGCTAATGAATTTGAAGGTTTCAAAAATGAACTCTATGATCAAAGTCATTATGAAGCAAGTAGAATGTGGGTTGAGTTGGAAAAAATATTAATTGAAACACCTATAAACTAATGGATATGAAAGAGCTACATACAATAGAAACTAACGCTGGAGTTATCATAGTTACCACATCATATGTTGATATTGAATCTACTAATGATCCGATGATGAAATTATTTGATGATGCATATGTATGTAAAGTACTTAACGATAATATTAGTGTTATCGGTAATTCTGTTGAACAGTCATTACAGCTAATAAAAAGTGCCTATCAGATTCGTATGAAATATTGGCTTAAGAATCAATTACATGAAATAGGAATAAAAACTCTAGATTAAAAATATGAGTAAAGTAGATAATATAAAAGTAGAAAAAAAACCATATGTTATAGCTCAAGGTACAACACCTACTATTTTAGAAGCTAATGTATGTCATTATATGGTTGAAGGTTATGAACCTATTGGTGGTGTTGTTGCACATACATTATTATTACAAACATTGATTTTAAAGAAAAGTAAAATCAAAGTAGACCCTGATAAAGTAATAAAATCGAAATGATTGATCAAATAGAAAAATTAAAGTATGCAGTTCAAGCCGTAATACTGAATGAAGAAGGTAAATTATTGGCTGTTAGTCGTAAAGACAATCACAATGATTTTGGCTTGGTTGGCGGTAAGAAAGACGATTGTGATTTTAAGTTGGAACACGCTATCGTTCGTGAAATAAAAGAAGAGACTGGTCTTTTCGTGAGAGAAAAAGATTTACAATTAATATTCTCCATGCATAGTGGTAACTATATGGGATATACCTATTTAGTTAAAGAATGGTATGGTGAGATTGAAACCGATGAACCTCACGTGGTTAAATGGACTTCTATTGAAGAAGTAATGAATGGTAGTTTTGGATACTGGAATGCACTAGTATGGGAATCCCTCGCTAGTATGGGAATTGAAGTATATAGTGAAAGACAAGAAGCACTTAAAGAATTATCAAAACTTGGTCAGGCACAAGATGTTAACTATGTAGACGGAACAATCCTATGTAGGTCAAAAGGCTGTGCTAATGAATCAATGGAGTACAGTAAGTATTGTCCTGAATGTTATGATGAGGAATATCATTCATATTACAATAATGAAGACTAATATTTAAAAAAATTAGGTGAAGATTGAAACCTTTTCTATATTTCCTCTTATATATAAGAAACAAACATTAAATTAAAAGAAGATAATTAGACATTAGCAGAAGTTAGCTAATTTCAACATGCCGAGGTGCTAGAGTGGCTTATAGCCTAGTACGCAATACTGGTTTTCGAGTAGGAGTAAGGTATTTTAGATTGCAAGCTAAAGTAGTGGAAACTATGCAGATGACGGTGGTTCGAATCCATCCCTCAGCTCTAAACAACCCCAATCGATCTGGTTAAAGTAACATGAATCATGAATAATGTTATGGAAACATCAGGTGTTTAAGATCGGATTTATATTCAAATCTAGATAATGAATATAAGTCAGTGGTTCGATTCCACAATTGGGGACTAAATTTAAAAATAGTGACGGAGCAAGATAATATCATATATGGTTTAAAAGACCCAAGAACTGACGAATATAGATATATTGGTAAGTCAACCGTTGGTATAAAAAGAGCGAAATCACATTTAAGTCACTCACATAACCCTTTAGTTATGGAATGGATTAGTGAATTGAAACACGATAATTATATACCAGATGTCGTTATTTTGGAGAATGTTGTTGATTGGACACAGTTAGTGGATAAAGAAAAATATTGGATAGGTAAATTATTAGGTGAGAGTCATGATTTGTTTAACGTTATGATCACTAAAGCCTATGATAGTAACATTCAAAAATATAATGATAAAGTAAAACAGCAAATTGAATATAGAAATAGACTTTTAGAAGAAAAATTAGAAAAGTCAAAAATACAATTTATTGTAGGGTCAGATGTTGGAGGATTTATACGACTTAGAAGAAAGCAATTAAAAGTAAAACAAGAGGATTTAGCTGAAATTGCAGGTATTAGTGAAAGAACATTAAGATCAATAGAAAAAAATAAAGCAAATCCAACTATTGATACATTGACTAAACTATTAGATGTTCTTGGTTATGAAATATTTATTAATTTAAAATAAAATAATAATACTATGAGAAATAGATAGATACATATCCGTGATCCATGATAATATTACTAGAAATATTACAGTAAATAATTAATTAATATTTCATAAACAAAGAAAAATCATGGAATTAGTAAAAAACAAAATAGAATACAAGTACGGTGCAGAAAAATTAGACTTAGAAATGAAATCATTATACGGAGTGGTAATTTTTATCCTGTAGAAGAAGGTGAGCACTATGTTTGGAAACATGATCCTGATAAAGGTAAGGATTGGACATTATGAAATAAAAGGGGTTTTTTTACTCCCTTTTTTTATTTTACTTGACCTTAGTATTTATTTTTCGTATTATTGTATTAATAATAATATTAGTTTTACTATCATGATAAATGACAAACGAAGAAAATAACGAGGAACAAAAAAAACCATTATTCAATCCAGAATTACCAGAAGGTATTGAAGATAATAACACTAAAACTACTCCAGAATCCGAAATAGTTACTCTTGAAGACGGAACTCAAATCCTCACTGCTCAAGGCGTTCAAGAAGATGAAGAAGAAGTGGTTGATCCAAAAGAACAACTGACTGATGAAGACTTACAAAAACTAGTTCACTTCACAACTGGAGTTAAAGACTTGTCTCAAGAAGAATTAGATAGTCTTAGAAATGATGATAAGGAGCTTGAAAGATTATTAAGAATCTCAATGATCAAAGCAAGAAAACTTACATACAATCCTAAGAAAGATTTCGGTAAAGCTTACAAGAAAAAAAGACAAAGAAAAAATAAACTTACTAAAGCTTCTAAAAGAGCAAATAGGTAATATGAGTAGCAATACCAATGATAAATATTGGGAGAGATTACATGGGTTTATATCTGAGCATCCTATCGATGCCAGATATATTCTCAGAGACTCTAATGATGATAAAGCATGGGGTTCTTTAAGAGTGATCGGTTATGATCCTAAATTAGGTTTCCTACCACCGGGTTACCTTAAAGCATTTGCTAGTTTTGTAGTTTCTCGCAGACCAAAGACAGAAGAAGAAATCAAAAAATCATTAGATGATTATCAGATGGAAACAATTGAGTTAGAAGTATATTCTGTGGATGAACATGTTGAAACTAAAGAACTGGAATATCAAGCACCGAAGAGAGAAATTGAAGAAATGTATAACATCAAAATATTTAAAAAATAGTCATGACGAGTACTAAAAGAATGAATGTAAAATTCAATGAGAATGATATCAATAGTCTATATATGGGTATTATGAACAAGAAACGAATGATTGAGGACGATATTAATACATATGAGAAACAAAGTGGTAAAGACTTTCCTTTAGAATTTAAAGAGAAAAGAAAAGACACATATGATTATGTTAATCCTGATCACTATAAGCAAGATGATGGAAAACAGACATGGGAACGAATGATAGATGAATTTGGTGTGGAAGCAACTGCTGTTTTTTGTGAGTTAAACGCTTATAAATATCGTGATAGGATGGGTAAGAAACCCAATGAAGATGTTCAACGTGAGCAATCGAAAGCAGAGTGGTATGAAGCTAAAGCTAAAGAACTAAGAGAGCAACTACGTGATGAAAATAAAAGTAGTAATTTCGGATTTTTCAATAAATGATAAAATTTCTTATAATAGTGTTCATTATTATAATGGTGGTTATTATTTATTTAAGTAGAGAAAATAATCGCCTCTTTAATAAACACTATTATAAGTTTGTCTATAATTTCAACCATGATCATTTTGATTTATTAGACAAAGAAGGTAAAACTGATTACTATATTCTCTTAATAGAAATGAGAGATTCGGTCAGACCAACTAAAAAAAAATCAACATTTAATAATAAAATTCAAGATACTTCTAAAATTATTTCCTATATTGAAAGAAATTATAAAGACATATGCTGAATATAGGTAATCCAAATAATAGTGAATCCAAACATTTACTAGGTTTAGTCTGTAAAAAATTTACAGGTAAACAATTAGGTGATTTGAAAAAAAAGACACCTCCTGAATACAGATATATAATTA